CAGATGGACCGACAGTTAATTTAGATAGAGTTTCACATAAAATTATTTCTTTAACAGCAGAAGGAAACAATTTTAGAGGAAAAGCACAACTTCTTGAAACCCCAATGGGTAAAATTGCTCAATCACTTATTAGTGAAGGAGTTTGTTTAGGAGTTTCTTCTCGTGGTGTTGGTTCACTCAAAATGACAAATGAAGGTCACAAGATTGTTGGTGAAGATTTTATGCTTGCTACTGCTGCTGACATTGTTGCCGACCCATCTGCTCCAGATGCATTTGTTCAAGGAATATTTGAAGGAAAAGAATGGTGCTGGGAAGGAGGGATTCTTCGTGAAAAACTTGCAGAGTCAACAAAACGTAAAATAAATACCTTAGTGAATCAAAGAACTCTTGAGGAACATAAGGTTCAATTATTTAAAGAATTTCTTTCAAATTTATAATTTATAAATAAATATATATTATAACTCAATAAATCTAAAATGTCCGTTGGTAGAAATTTACAAGAAATGGAAAACGTAGTAACCAAAGGGGCAGCCGCTGCCGAACCAATGCATAATATTAAACAAAATGCCTCTGGAGTTATGATTCCAGGACAAACTGGTGCTTGGGAAGATTTAGGCGGTCCAACTCCCGAAAATTATCGTCCCGATGACGATTCCGCAGCACTTAAAACACCTGGCGCAACTCTTGCTCAAGTAAGAGATGTAGTGAATGCAAAAGCAGCAGCAGCAGAAACTCCTCACACTTCTGCCACTCCTGTTTCCACTCCTGGTCAAGGTGTAAAAAAAGAAGATACAGAGTATGATGAAGATGAAGAACTTTTGGAATCTTCACATGATGAAGAGGCAGATGTAGAAGATATTCCACCTAAAGGAAAGAAAGAAAAAGAAGACGAAAAAGACGAAAAAGACGAAAAAGACGAAGAAGATATGGAAGAAGAGTTTGACATTGAAGATGATGTCAATGCACTCTTAGAAGGTGAAGAACTTTCTGAAGAATTCCAAGAAAAAGCACGCACTATTTTTGAAGCGGCAATTCGTTCTAAGGTTCACGAAATTAAAGAAGAATTAGAAAATTCTTATGCTCAAGCACTTGTGGAAGAAATTGAACTAATTAAAGAAAATCTTGTAGAACGTGTAGATGCATACCTTGAGTATGTTGCTGACGAGTGGATCCAAGAAAATGCACTTGCAGTTGAGCACGGTCTTAAGACTGAAATGACCGAATCATTCCTTTATGGAATGAAACAACTTTTTGAAGATCATTATGTAACAATCCCTGAAGATAGATATGATGTTATTGAGAGCATGGTAGATAAACTTGATGAAATGGAAGGAAAACTCAACGAGCAAATTCAAAGAAATGTTGCTCTAAATAAAAGATTAGCAGAGTCGGTTGCTGATGTAATCTTTGCCGATGTATCTGAGGGTCTCGCACTTTCTCAGAAGGATAAACTCGCTTCTCTTGCTGAAAATGTTGAGTTTGATAGTGAAGACAACTATCGTGAGAAGCTTGTAACTCTAAGGGAATCATATTTCCCAGTTAGAGATGCTGTAACTCATAGAAATACTCCTGAAAATTTGTCAGAAGAAACTGATATGCATATTGCACAGTCAGTAAGTGATACTATGAGCACTTATCTTCAGACACTCTCAAGAGTTTCTAAAAAGTGATTTTTAAATTATAAGTCAAACTTAAATTTCTTAAAGAGGTAAAAACAAATGCAAATGTTCAATGTAGAACAATTGCAGGAGAAGTGGTCACCACTCCTAGATTACGAAGGTCTTGATCCTATCAAAGATTCACATCGTAGAGCTGTAACCGCAATCCTGCTAGAAAACCAAGAAAAAACTCTCCGTGAAGAGCGTGAGTTTCTTTACGAAGCAGGTCCAACCAATAGCACTGCTTCTGGAACTTATGCTGGTTTTTCCGGTAATTACGCTTCCACAGGTCCTGCTGCTGGTTTTGACCCTGTTCTAATCAGCCTAATTCGTCGTTCAATGCCTAATCTGATCGCTTACGATCTTTGTGGCGTTCAACCAATGAATGGACCTACTGGACTCATCTTTGCGATGCGTTCACGCTATAAGACTCAAAGTGGTACTGAAGCATTCTATAATGAAGCAGATTCAGCATTCTCTGGTCAAGATAGTGGATTTAACAATACCAGTGCTTGGACCAATGGTGCCGTTGGTATGGGTACTACTGCTCAATTAGGTAGCAATCCTTCAATCTTAGATGCAACTGATGCTAATCAGTTAGCATATAATGTTGGTCAAGGAATGAGAACTGATGATGCTGAAGCACTTGGTGATGGAGATCAGTTCAATCAAATGGCTTTCTCAATTGAGAAAGTTACTGTAACTGCTAAGAGTCGTGCTCTAAAAGCAGAATACAGTCTTGAACTCGCTCAGGACCTCAAGGCAATTCACGGTCTAAACGCCGAAGCAGAACTTGCTAATATTCTTAGCACAGAGATTCTTGCTGAAATCAACCGTGAAGTTATTCGTACCATCTATAAAGTTGCTAAGCCTGGTGCTCAGGTTAACACTGCAACTGCTGGTACATTTGACCTTGATGTTGACTCCAATGGTCGTTGGTCTGTTGAGAAGTTCAAGGGTCTAATCTTCCAGATTGAGCGAGATGCTAACGCAATTGCACAGCAAACACGTAGAGGGAAGGGCAACATGATTCTCTGCTCTGCAGACGTTGCTTCCGCTCTAACCATGGCTGGTGTTCTTGATTACACTCCTGCTCTTAATGCAAATCTTAACGTTGATGATACCGGTAATACTTTTGCTGGTGTTCTTCAAGGTAAGTACAGAGTGTATATTGATCCATATTCCGCAAACGTTGCACCTAACCAGTTCTACGTTGTTGGTTATAAGGGTACAAGTCCTTATGACGCTGGTATTTTCTACTGCCCTTATGTTCCTCTCCAGATGGTTCGTGCCGTTGGTGAGAACACTTTCCAACCAAAAATTGGATTTAAGACTCGTTATGGACTTGTTGCTAATCCATTTGCTGAAGGAATTGAAAGAGCAGACCCACTTGGTTCTCTTACAACCAATGCTAATGTGTACTACAGAAGAGTG